GCTAATCTCATCACTTGTTTTGTTAAGTGTTCCATAAGTTGAAATCGTTGTTTTTGCAAAATCATAATCAACTTTAATATCTTTACCAACTAAAACACCATCTTCTGCTATCTCAATTGTTCCGAATTTGTAATCGATAGAATAATCAACATTTTCAATTGATTCTGTATCTGTTCCATCATCGTCCCAAGTAACAACAACATTAGAAACTTCTACTTTTCCTAAATCGTAAACTTTAGAAGCTTTAACTGCTGTAAACTCTTTATCAGTCACCGAACCACTTGCTTGAGCTACATCAATAACATCACCACCGAATGCCATAGCTATAACAGACTTATTAAGGTCTTCAGTAGTAAGGTTTACAGTTGCTTTTTTACTCTTAGTTACTTCTAAATCAGTAACGATACTATTACCCTCTGAGTTTGTGTGCTCAATTGTTTCAGTCTCAAAAGAATATTTATACTCTTTTGAAGTTCCAAAATATTCAAACTCTGATTCCCCTGCTCTCTTGATGAATACTTCACCACCTGCTAAAGCTAAGTTTTTAGTTGTGTTTCTGTTTACTGCCATTTTATACCCTTTAGTTTGTAATTATTGCAACAAATTTTTGTTGTTTAGTTTTGAACTTTTTCGACCAGTTGTCTTTGTTTCTCAAGTCTGTAAGAGTTGGATTCATATCTGCTTTAGTGTAACTCCAACCGATAGGATGAAGTGTGAAACCTTTACGAGTAATAACTTTACTATCCCCTGCACCTTTACCACTCAACGGATTACGATACACTTCAAGTGCTGGCATATCCCCATTCAATTGTTTATCAGCATAAGCGAATAGCCCTCTCTGAGCAATAAGTGTCGTATATTTTTTCTTATTTTCACCCTCTTCAACTGGCATCAAATCATTCACGATAACTACATATTGACCATAAAATTCAATCGGTTTTACTTTCTCTGATTGTTGTACGATATTAATTAAGTTGTTTTTCTTTAAATCTGAGTACACTTTTGAGTGCATAAAAATATGAGAAAACTTATCTTGCATATCTCCAAGTAATGCTGTACCATCAATAACGATAGCACTATCTAAAGTTACATCAGCACCATCAGTAGAATCATCTGCTACATCTAAAGTTAAGTCAGCACCTGCTTTTTTAGATAAACCTGTAACACCTGCAATGATACGATTTTGTAAATCTCTACCCCAATAATTACCGATAATATCTCTAATAACAAGTGCTGGGTCTGTTCCACGGTTTAACACTTCCGAGATATGAGTAAAACCATAAGAGTTAGAATACATCCCAACTGTTGCCATCATACTTGCCCAAGCGAACTTTTTCGTAGTAAGTTCATCATCACTATCATCCATACTTTCAGGTTCTGTATAGTCTGGCTCGTCAATATATGGTAACTCAAATCTGCTACCTGCTTCACTTGCATTTACTAATTTTTGAAGTTTAGAATCTTGAACTAATAGCCCACTTCCTAAAACATTTTTTAATTCTGGTGCTTCGATAAAATCATCGTTTGACCACAATTCAGCAGATAAAATATCACTAAGTTTAATTTTTGCCATTTATTTTTCCTTTTTTATTTGTTTAATTTTGCTAACTTTTGAGCAGTCAGACTGTCTGGTGAATAGCCGTTATTCTCATTGCCTGAGCCACTACCATTTCCACCTTGTGCTTTTAATAGATGTGGTTTTTTCTCAAAATATTGTTTCATTCCGTCCTCTAAAGTAGTAGTTTCATTAAACTTAATACCATCATCAAAAACATTTAGTTTATGTTGGAACGATTCACTTAATAGTTCAGCATCAACTACATCATATTTAGAGAGTTCTTTAGCTAGTGCATTTTCAATCTTCAAAGATTTATTATTAGATTCCATCTTGTTAAATTTCTCAACAAGTTCACTTTTTTCTAATTTTTCTTTCTCTAAATCTTTCACTAACTCTTTTTTACCATCTTCTTTAGCTTTTAGAATCTTCTCATCCAATCCAGTAACTTGTGCTTCTAAACTCTTTTTAGATTCACTTACTTCGTTAAATGTAGTTTGTAACTCTTCAAACTTTAATCTGTGGCTCTTGCTTTCTTCTCTTAGAGTTGTAAGCTCTGTTTGAATTTCAGCATCTAATCCCTTAGCGATTTCCTCACTAATCGAACCGTTATCAAGTAACTCTTTTACTTTTTTAAACATTCATATACTCCAATATCAATTTCAAAAATTATAAGTTTTATAGTTTGGTTATTTTGTCAAGAAACAATTATTTTTAAAAATATAATAAAAATAAAGGCTTAAATGTGGTTTTAGATGATAAGTATCTAGTTAATAATGTAGAGCAGGAAGTTATAGATAAGTTTGAAACAGAAGCCGAAAATGAGGTTAATGCTTTAGGGGTTACAGATAGTTTTTTAATAGACAAAATGGTTAGGTGTCGCATCTATATGTCTTTAGCTTCTATACTGTACGAGAGTGAAGAGAGTAAAGCGAAATATGAACTGTATGAGAAAGACTTCAATCGTTATATGAAAATGTCTCAAGGGGTTTCTACTACTCCAACAAAGCAAGTTAAATCAATAAAATTATTTAGAGGTTAATAATGATAAATATTTATCCAATACTTTTAGAAATAAAAGAGGAACTCAAAAAGATAGAGGGTATTAAATCACTTCGTATTGGTTTAGAAAAAGGAGCTGATTCTTCTTTTAATTGTCCTCTTATTAGAATAGTATCGGAGAGGAATGAAGCCAAGGGTTTAAGAGAAAGTTTCACTTTCCAGATAGTAATAGCATTTGATAATAAAAACGATATGGAAGAGAGATATGAGCAGTTTTACAATATGGAACATCAAGTTAAGAACTTACTTATGAAAATGCCTTATGAGATATTCTTCTTAAATACTATCAACGATGAAGATAGACTATCGGCACTTAAAGCAGGGCTTATGCGATTTAAGATTGAGAATTTGGTGGATATTGATGATTACAATTAGAGGAGAAAGAGAGGTATCTAGATTCCTTGATAATGTAGATAAAGCAATTCGTAAAGATGCTGTAATTGCTATTACAGATGATGTTTTTCAAAATGTTTTAAAAGGTGCTTATTCTCATCGTGATACTGGTGTAATGGAATCTAATATTAGACAAAAAGTTCAAGGTGAAGCAGGTCTCGTTTGGATAGACGACAAGAATATGCTCGTTGACTGGAAAGGTAAAAAAATTAATTATGCCTCATTTGTTTTGTTTGGGACCAAGCCACACAAGATTGAAGCTAAAAATAAAAAGAGTTTAAGATTTGTTTCGGGTGGGTTGTTGAGATTTGTTAAAAGTGTAAAACATCCGGGTTATAAAGGTGATAATTTTTTAGACAAAGGTGCTAAAAAAACATTTGATAATTTAGAAAATATTTATAAAGAGGTTTTAGATGGAATTTAGTCAATGTAAAGAGTTATGGAATTTTGCACAAGAAAGTTTTAATGGCGATGGTGGGTTTTTAAATGGTTCATACTTAAATCAATATGTTAGAGAAGATGATGATAAATTTCAAGAGAGACAAGAGATCGCATATTATACAAATATATTCTCCTCAAAAGTGAATCGTTATATAGGCTATATCTTCAAGAAGCCACCAATCAGAAGCACTAAGAACAATCTAATTAGTTTGATTTTTGATGATGTAAATAACCGTGGCGATAATGTGAATATATTTATGAGTAATTTCGCAACAAATGCGAAAGTAATGGGTGTTAATCTTGTTTTAGTTGATATGGCTAAAGAGATGCCTACGAGTTTAGCTGAACAAATTGAGAATAGAATAGTGCCATATATTACAGAAATAGCACCACAACGAATTACTGAGTTTAGATTAGATAAATTTGGTAAATTTGAATATGTTTATTTTGATGATGAGATGGTGGTTAATGATAAGATTGAAGCTATTACTAGATTCTATGATAAAACTATTTGGAAGATATTAAAAGATGATAAAGTTATAGAGCAAGGTGAGCATAATTTGGGTGTGTGTCCTTTACTTTATTTTTCCGAAAATGGTGAGTTTTTAAAAGTTGGAGAGTTTACACAAGTAGCACCACTTGCTAAAAGGCACCACAACTTGCAAAGTGAACTTGATGAGATACTTAGATACCAAACCTTCCCTATCCTTACAATTCAAGGAGTTATAGGGGAAGATGTAGAAGTTCAGACGGGGAATAGTAATGCTTTACTTTATGCCGAGGGATTATCTAAACCAGACTTTATTGCTCCACCGTCTGCTCCTGCTCAACTTATTCAATCACGACTTATAGAGATAGAGAACCATATCGCTACTATCTGTTACGATATGAGTACAAATCAAGGACAAGAAAGTGGGATAGCCTTAGATATTAAATTTCAGGGATTAAACTCTTCACTAGGGAAATTCTCTACAAAGTTAGAAGATTTTGAAGCTCGTGTGTTTGATGTTATCTGTAAGTATCTCAATGTTAATAATGATGTAGAGATTAATTATCCTAAGACTTTTAGTATCATTGATATTAATAAAGAGATTGAAGTATTTGGTGCTATGAAAGAGTTAATAGATTCCCCTACATATTTTAAACAAAAAGCTATACAGATTATTGCCAACGATTTAACTAATATTGAGATTGAAGAGTTTGATGTTATTAAGAGTGAGGTTGAGGATAGCAGTAAGGGGGTGGATATTGGGGTGGAATAGAGGGGTATTTTGCCCTCTATTTTCAACCCCTTCAACAACTTAATAGCCAATTATAACCATTCTAAAATATTACAATCAACCAAATGATTTTTCAGCTTATCACCATTGGAAGAAATATATAAACTATTATTATAATAAAAACACTTCTCATATTTTTTATCTTTATTAAATATTTTTTTATAAAATGCTGTTGGTACTGCTATTTTATTTTTACCTATTCTCTTTGGATTATCTAAATATTTTACACCTATAATTACATTCACATTACCTAAGCTGTAAGCTATTTTTCTTTCAAGTTTTTCAGTTTTTATCCATGTTCTTCTATTTACAGCAGGAGATTGTGGAATGATATTAGCCATACTATAAGTTTTTCTAAGTGCTTTAATATCATGGTCAAAAGAAGCATCATTTGCTAAATGCCCTCTGTCGTAACCACTACCTTTATAATCGCTTGATTTACTTCTATATTTTGTTGGTATATTTTTTTCACTATAGAATCTAGGTCTTTTTTTAATGTTATTTTTATTTACCAAACTACCATTTAAGGTATATGTAACGAATAAAGCACCTTTCATATCGTTATTGTAATAAACTTTATATGTTTCTTTGTCTATAAGTTGGTCGTAGTTTAATTGATTATTATTTTGTTTCCATATTTCAAAATCATTTTCCGATAGCAGTAAACTTTGTAATTTGGCTTCTAAAATATAATTAAAATTTTCTCTTGTTGAATTTTTTAAATCTTCTTTTGAAAAATAAAAATCTCCGTTATCTCCATATATAGCAATATTAAAGCTATCACGAAGTAGCTTGATATTCTGTACTTGATAAATTCTACAATTGCCTACTTTTATATTTGGATAACCAAAATATTTATTTTCTAATTTTTTCAACTCTACATTCTTTTTATTTTCCTCAATATCTAAAAAGTCATCTGAAATATAATTTATACCAACTGTTACTTGCATCGTTACATCAACTGGATTATCATTATACTTATTAGTACTAAAAGTGTTTTCTGTAGTATCTTCATATTCGTTAGAATACTTAGTTTCTGTATATGTCGGTTCATCACTCTTATCTTCTTTTAAAATAGCATAACCACTACATATTTTTTTACTGCTACTAAACTTCCCATTATTACAAAGAAATCTTCCGTCTTCAGTACAATTTGCAACTCCTCCCATGCTTCTACTACACGGTGTATTTGCTCCGAAAACATCACTTAATACAAATAAACCTAATACTATACCACTTACTAATTTCACTTTAATCCTTTTAACAATTTTATTGCTTCTACTCTTTTTTCTAGGTCTTCTTTAGGTATACTTTTTAATAGCTCATAAATAACCACTCTATAATTATTTGCTTTCTTCCATTCACTTATAGTGGAACTTGGAATTGTTAAAATCTCTTTTAGTTCTTTATCTTGCATTTACACTCTTTTTTAAAGGTATGGTGATAACACCACACCTTAGATTTAATAAGTTACATTATATCCTAATATTTACGATATATGTATATATTTACTTGACAAATATTATTTCTTTGTGTTATAGTTCCATATATCGTAAATATTTACAAAATATAAGGAGTTGGAATATGCAAAATGGCATTATTGAATTTATGGGAAGTAAACTTTTAACAGCTTGTGATGAGTTAAGTGGAATTGTTTATGTGGCTATGAAGCCATTAATTATAGGGATGGGCTTAAATTGGGATACTCAAAATGAGAAGCTTAAGAATGATAGTAGATTTAACTATACCCTTATGGGGATGGTTGGAATTGATAATAAAAATAGAGAGATGGGTGTCTTGGCAGTTGACCATCTCCCTGCATTTCTATACTCAATAAACCCTAACAAAGTTCGTAAAGATTTAAGAGACACTATTATAGCATTTCAAAATGAAACTTTTGGAGTGATTAATGACTATTGGAACAAGAAAAGTAAAACTAATAATCGTAATGTAATAAACGGCTACAAATCCCAAATAGTCCAACACAACAAAAAGATAGATTTCTTAGAGGATCAAGTAGCTACATTACAAAAGATGCATGAAACTAATATAGATAAATCTAAAACATTGTTGAGTGAGATAGAGGAACCGATAAACTATGAAGCTCCTCAGCGAGTTATGGAGTTGATAGATAAAGGTTTGAAGTATGATGAGCTTAACGAGAAATACAAAGCACTAGATACTCAATACAGTATGTTTAAGATTATGGGTAATGAAGCACTTAACAAGATTAAGTATATGCAAGAGCAAATGAGTGGAGCGATTCCATATTTGGATAATGTTTTAAATAATGGGATGGAGAGGGATAATCGTTTGGGGTGGAAACCTGTTGAGGGGTAGAGGGGTGATACCCTCTTGTTAGGCTATCTACTTACCAAAATGGCATTGTATAATTTGAAATATCAATACACTGTATGGTTTTTAAAAAGGGTGTAGGATTAAAATAATTACTAAAAAACATCTTTGTAATTAGCTATCTTATACTTAGGTCTCACCCTATTAAATATCTCCTCAACATCAACACCATTTCTAAAGTCTTGTAATTTATCTTTGCTTCCTAAAATCTGCTGTTGTTCATAATCGCTAAATTTATTTAAAGTATTTTTCTGTTGGTTCTTAATAGTTTTCTTTTTTACTTTCTTGTAATATCCATCATACACACAATGACAATGTGGATGCAAGGGTAACACTCTCATCTGCTCCTTAGGAACTATCCCTACACCAT